TTATGCTGCACTTCTTCCTTGTCGGTCTCAGCATGGTATTGTACGTGTTGTGGGAACTGTGTTACATCTCGATTCCCTACTCAATCGTATTATGCCTCCCGATTATGATGGCGATTATATTAAAGTTGAGCCGTTAAAGACTTATAGTACTCGTAAGAAAGTTGAGTGGAGAGCTGTACGATACAGAGCTCATTCTGAAGATTATCAGCACATACTATGGGCTGACAGGTATACAGCAGAGTTCTTTAAGGATAAGAAAGATGACTACACTAAGCAGGGTATCCCTGAAGTGTATGCACAAGAGTTCTTAAACTACCCTATTGACGAGTCTACTGCTTACTTTAAACGTACTGACTTTATTGAGATACCAAACTTTACATTAGATGCAATCAAACATAAAGAAAAAAGACTTACGTACTATGCTGCTGTTGACTTTGCAATCTCTACAAGAGACCGTAGCGATTATACTGTTATTGCTATTGGCGGAATTGACTCTGAGGGTATAATGCATATTACAGACATCCGTCGTGGACGATGGGATGCTCTTGATATTGTAGAAGAGATGTTTGCAGTACAAAAGAAATACGAACCCTACTACTTTGTAACAGAGAAGGGCGCAATTGAAAAAGCTATTGGTGCTATTCTAAGACGTGAACAAATAGCTAGGCAGTCATATATGAACTTACATCCTATGACTCCTACTAGTGATAAGCAAGCAAGAGCAAGAAGCTTTCAAGCACGGTTTAGAGCAGGTGGTGTTAAGTTTGATAAGAGTGCTACCTGGTACCCTGACCTAGAAGAAGAGATGGTTAGGTTTCCAAAAGCAAGACATGACGACCAGGTTGATGCTTTAAGTTGGCTAGGACTTGTAGTAGATCAAGTTCAAAATGCTGATACTCCTGAAGAAGAAGAAGAGTATGAATACTTACAATCATTAAAATCTGATATGAATAACGGACGATCAAAGGTTACGGGATACTAAAATATGGAACTAGATGTAAATATTAAAATGGAAAAGCTCTTAACGTCACCTAACATTGCTGAGATGTTAGATGAACAAGCACTTCGTACAATTGGATCTACCGTACTAAAAGAGTTTAACCTTGATAAAGAATCAAGAAGTACATGGGAACATCGTGTAGAAGAAGCTATGAAGCTTGCACTACAAGTAGCAGAAGCTAAATCATTCCCTTGGTCTGGTGCTTCTAATGTTAAGTTTCCTCTTATTACTATAGCTGCATTACAGTTCCATAGTAGAGCGTACCCAGCTTTAATACCATCTAACCAACTTGTTAAACTAGATGTACCAACATACTATGATTCTCAAGAAGGTGATACAGATATTGTTAATAGTCCTTATGAAAAGGCTAAACGTATTGAAGCTCACATGTCTTATCAGATCCTTACTCAAGATGAGAACTGGGAATCTGAGATGGACAAAGTACTTATTACAGTACCTATTGTTGGTTGTGCTTTTAAGAAAACATACTGGGACGTTAATTTAAACCATCCAGTATCAGAGAATGTTTTAGCAAAAGACTTTGTTGTATCTTATTGGACTAAGAGTTTAAAAGACTGTACTCGTCAGACTCATATACTTTATCTATCAACTAATGATGTTATTAGTAGACAACGTAGAGGATTCTGGTTAGATGTTAACTTAGGTAAACCAATAATTCAACCTCAAGATAACTTAACAACCGCACAAGATAACCAACAAGGTAATAGCATTGATGCTACTGATTCTGGTACTCCATATGAGTTCTTAGAACAACATCGTTGGGAAGACTTAGATGGTGACGGGTATAAAGAGCCCTACATTGTTACAGTGCATAGACCTACAGGTCAAGTAGTTCGTATTGTAGCTAACTATTTAGATTCATCTATATTAAGAAATAATAAAGATGAAATTGTTAATATTACAGCAGAAACTTACTTTACTAAATACCCATTTATTCCATCACCAGACGGTGGTTTCTATGATATTGGTTTTGGTATATTGTTAGGACCTCTAAATGAATCTATCGATACTATTATTAATCAGCTCATTGATGCTGGTACTATGGCTACGACTGCAGGGGGTTTCCTCTCCAGAGGAATTAAAGTTCGTGGAGGTAATTATAATTTCGCTCCTCTTGAATGGAAGCATGTGGATTCTACTGGAGAAGACCTTGCTAAGGGTATCGTACCTCTCCCTGTAAGAGAACCTTCTGCTACATTGTTTCAATTACTACAAACACTAGTTAACTATGGTGAACGTATTGTTGGTGCTACTGATATTATGGTAGGCGAGAATGTTGGTCAAAACACACCAGCTCAAACATCACAAACGATGGCAGAACAAGGTATGAAAGTATTCTCTGGTATCTTTAAACGTATCCATAGATCACTTAAAGAAGAGCTTAGAAAAGTTTATAGACTTAACCAGCTATATCTTGTTGGTGACATTGAGTACCCACAGGGTTTTATTAGATCTGTAGACTACTTGATTGATGACTCTACACTAAGACCACTAGCTGATCCTAATGTAGTAACAGACTCACAACGTATTATGCAAGCTCAGACATTGATGCAGACAGCTGCAACTATACCTGGATTTAATATGTATGCAGTAACTAAACGTTACTTAGAAGCTCTTAAAGTTTCTAACATTGAGGAAGTATTACCAAACCCACAAGGTCCTAATGCTATTGAGCCTCAACCAGATCCAAAAGTACAGCTTGCTACTATTAGAGCTCAAGTTGATATGGATGGTATTAATAAGAAAACTCAGATTGCTTTAGCTAAGTTACAAGAAGACTCTAGAGTAAATGAAGCTAGAATCTTAAAACTACAAGCAGAAGCATTACTTGCTTTAGAAGAAGCAGATGATGTTCCTAGAAACAATATGATTGCTTTAATCCAATCAGAGATTGGAGCAGCTAAACATAAGCAACAAAGTTTGTATGACTCTATCAAATTCTTAAAAGAGATGATGCCTGAGTCAGGCAATTCAGAAAGTAATGACTCATTAAAGTCAGGTATTAGTTCTAAAATAGTTCAAGGAGAAAATGTAAATGGTAGTAACCAAGGAGGAATTCCTGGAATGGAAGGAGCACCCAGCGACCAAAACTTTGCTGAAGGCTCTCCGCAATGACAGGGAATACATGAAAGAAATGGTGGTTCGTGGTAACACAGCCAACGTTGAAGAAGTAAAAGGTAGATGTAATGCAATCATAAGTATCTTAGATTTAACTTATGAAGACTTAGTAGAAGGAGCAAGAGAAGATGCAAAATACTAGTGGAATACACCCTAAGGGTCATAGAGTTTTAATACTCCCAGATCCAGTGGAAGAAGTATCCAAAAGCGGTATTATTTTGTCAGTTGGTGAAAATAGAGATAGAGAAAGACTAGCACAACTAAAAGGTACTATTGTCGAACTAGGCAATACTGCGTGGTTAGACCAACCAAGCCCCTGGGCAAACGAAGGCGATCATGTAATCTTTGGTAAGTACTCTGGTTTAATCTATCAGGGTGCCGATGAAAAAGAATACCGTATCATTAATGATTTAGATGTTGTAGCGTTAGTAGACTAGGAGAAAACATGTCAGAAGAAAACAAAGTAGTAGAACCTGTTCAAGAATCAGACCAGCAACAAGGAAACGAAGTCTTAGAAAAAGAAGCTCGTGTCTTTGGTTGGGTACCTAAAGAAGAGTTTAGGGGTTCAGATGATGACTGGGTAGATGCAGATACATTCGTAAAACGTGGTAAAGAAATTAATCCTATACTTCGTAAGAACAATGAACTTCTTATGAAGAGACTAGATGAAAAAGCTAGAGAGATTGATACCATTAAAAAGGATGTAGAAGAATTCAAGAAGTTTCAAAAAGAATCTTTCGATAAAAAGAAGATTGAACTTGAATCTGAAATAGTAGCCTTAAAGTCTCAAAAGAGAACAGCGATAGCTGAGGGTAACGGAGATCTAGTAGTAGACCTAGATGATCGTATTGACGAACTAAAAGAAGCACAGCGGGAAGCCAAAGCGGAGAGCAAAGCTCCACCGCCACAAGCAGAACCTACACCCGTAGCAGTAGACCCTGAAATCTCAGCATGGCTAGACCGTAACAAATGGTTTGGTCAAGACACTGAGCTAACAGAAATGTCTAATGCATTAGGTGCTACAGTAAGAAAGCAGTTCCCTCACCTATCAGGTCGTGAGTTTCTTGATAAGATAGATGAAAAGCTTGCTGACTACTTTCCTGAAAAGTTTATGGGTAAAAAACCTAAGGTTAATTCCGTAGACAGTTCTGGTAGTGTAAGATCTAGTGGTAGCAGTGGTAAAAAGTCTTATGATAACTTACCACCAGAAGCTAAAACAGCATGTGATCGATTCATTAAAAATGGATGGATTAAATCTAAACAAGAATATATTGACAGTTACGACTGGAATTAAGGAGAAAAACTATGGCTAAAGCATTAACAATTGAAGAGAAAAAAGAAGCAGCATTAACTAGAACTGAAGTTGAACGTCCTACACGTGAGCGTGTTAGAAACGTATTTAATGGAACTCAAGCTAAG